TGTAGATAGAATGGATGTTGTATGACACAAACAGCTTCTGTCCAATATTCAGGTTGTAAGCAAAGGTTCCATTCTGTAAAGTCTGTACCTCCGCTATCCCCTTGGAAGTCCAAGACACCATCAAAGGGAGCAATATATCCGTAGAAGCAATCGTCTATTGTTATGCTTGGGATTTGTGATAGGGCTAGCATATTACCATTCTCTGTGGTTGCCCAAGTCCAAGTGTACCAATTAAACCCCCAAGGTAGGCCATTCAAAGGGTTTATGGTTCCGGGATTGCCAACTTCATTTTCAGGATCGTTCCAAAAATGGGTGGGATGCAGGTTCTCATACTTACCCGCCCAACTCAAGTGCCATCTAAATTGTAATCTAACTTCTCGTAATGGAGCAGTACCTGTGTACGCAGGGAATCTTAGGAACTTAAGATCACACTCTTGATCCTGCCCGTAGTAGAACCAACAATCTTGACTTCCTTGTAGCTCCACGAAATCATAATCCAAACCATTTGTGATAGTGGCTGGATGGCTTTGTGGGGTTACTTCAACAACCCGACCTCTTCTAATCTGGGAGATTAGGACGGGTGCTAGTACCATAAGTAGTATAACTACACCTAATAAATATTTTCTCATAATTTTACCTATTGTCTCCAGACCCAGAGATCTTATTCCTAGATTGTCGGTCTGCTAACTTATCTAGGTTAGATTGAGCAATGGTGTTTAAATCAAGGTGCAAATCCGATGCTAGAGCAGAGAGATACCATAGCACATCGCCTATTTCGGCAGCTACGACCTCTCTCTCCTCTGTATTGTATACTCCGTTCTTGTCTCTTAGGATTTTTTTAATTTTCCCACACACTTCTCCCGCCTCCGAGGCAAGACCTAGCGCAGGGTAAATAACTTCATCCTTGTAGATTGCGTACTGCTTGGCTTGTTTTTGATATTGATTAAAGTCCATGTTCATGTAAACTCTAGGGTAGATATGTTAAATGTTCTACCTGTTTCTTGGGTATAATAGCCAGATAGCTCCACAAATTTATTCCAAGCAGAAACAGTCCTCTCATTTGGTGATGTGCCGTCAAAAGCATTTTTTAATGATGATGGCACTATACCACTTAAAGTAAATTCGTCATTTGTATAAAAAAGTAATCCCCCTTGAGGAAGGAGCGGGTTGGTTGTACTAAGTGGATTCGTGCCGCTTCCAGAATATTCCCAATTTATTAAACCAGCACTAACCGTGTTTGCACTATAGGGAGTAAAATAATTACCACTAATGGCGATTTCTCTAGTAGTTATTTGGTGATAGGGGCCGCTAAATGAATTAGCTGAAGGCTCAAGTTGTACTATGGTTTTGTTTGATTGAGTGGTTCCAGATGTCCCTGTTTCATCTCCAATTTCCAAGAAACAGTATCTTCTAAAAGCATTTGGATTACTATCCGTATTGGGGCTAGTTATACTTCTAAAGAAACTACTCGAATCTAATCCCGTTACTTGTACCGCACTTGTTTGCAAATCTGCGATTATAGTATTAAACAAATCCATTTGTGTGACAAGTTTAGTGCTATATGTTGCAGGGGTGTTTACACGGTTACTTAATACAAGTAGAGGAACTTGCAATCCGTGCAGTCTAATATTTCTCTTAGTATTTTGATTTCCAGCAGAGTCGGGAACCTCTGCCATGGTAGATTCATCACCATTATCCCCAATAATGAAAATATCTGTTCTATCCCAATCGACGGTTCGGAAAAGCTCTCCTAGCATCGTATCCAAGGCTTCCATTACAAAATAACCCGATTCGGCATTTGTATATGCGCCAGAAGGGAAATTTTTATAAGATGGGTTATTAAAGTCTGAGCTTGTAACATAACCAGCAAATATGCCCCTACTAATTACATTTGCTTGAGATGAAGGTGTTAGTAACTCAAGTGGCGGCATTTGGTGAACCAAGTGAGGTGCGTTAGGGTTTATGTAAGCAAAATATCTTTCCCCCGCACTTTGTCTATCTTTTATCCATTCAATCCCGTCTTGTATACATCTCCCTGCCCAGTTTGAATATTGATCATACCCTAACTTTTTACCACGAGAAGGGAATGTGGCGCTTGTAGGAACCCCATTGTATGAATTCGTGGAATTAAAATTTTCACACTTTGCATAAACATCAGGAATGTTTGTATGCGATGCTACTGGAATGAACTTAACCGTCGATGGCACATACCCCAAAGGCAAATAAGAACTGTATGCATTTGATATATCCGCTTCTTGGAATGTTCCTGAAACATAAGTCACTGTATATGTGCCATCATCAAAGGATTCTACATCTTCGTAGCTATATTGAGTTTTTCCACTTAATCCGTAACCAGTTGCAGAACCTGTATAAGGCGTAATCCAAGGGTACGCTGCTAATCCAGCAGGATAAGTTACTCCGTCTTCAATCGCGCCAGCAACACCATTTGCAGCAACAGTAGCATAATTTCCTAAATAAGGCGACCCCCAAGTTACAAAATTAAAAGAGGAAGAATCAGTAGGGGCCTGATTATTATGCATTGTGCCTTTAAAATAATTAAAACCTAAGTTATTATTGTGTAAGTACCTATACGCAGGGGCTGTATGGCTTTTACCGAACATTCCCGTTTTATAGCCCAAATTATCTTTTAAGTATCTAGGAAGAGTTAAAATGTTCGTGTCATCACTAGATGTGTCTAATTGCAGCGTGCTTGCATATTTTCCCAAATACCAAGCAGTACCTTCCTGATTTGCGTTATATCCCCTGTGTTCGAAAAGAGTTGAAATTGAACTTGGGGCTTGAAATACAGACCCCTCATCTACTAATTGCATAGTTCCGATCTTAAAAGCATGCCTACCAGTTAAAAAACTAGCTCTTGTGGTTGTACAAATAGGGTGAACGACACAAGGGAAAGCTTTACCCCGTCTAACCCACTCCGCGTCCATATTTGGGGTATTAAATACAGTTCCCCCATAAAGTGCCTGCTGCCCATCATTAAATAATTTAAACTTACGAGCGGACACATCATCAAACATTATTACAATAATATCTCTGTCAAATCTCGGATCTGATGCCATAGTAATACTTTACCTCTTCAGTATATAGAATAATAGTCCATATTTAAATAAAAAGGTAGGAAGAGCGCACGATCCTCTCTCCCTACCCTACCCTATTCAGGGTTGAACTATGACGGTCCCAAAGTTATATACATTTGAAATGCTTCTATGAAGTTAGAAATTAATAAATTCTGGGTTAAAATATTTCTTAAACTGTTCTGGGTAAATATCTTTTGATTTAGTAGATTCGTCTAGGCTTCTATTTTTATCATGCCAAATATATTCACATACAGCGGGGAAGACAGATCTAATCATTGGGCAAGTAGTCATAACTAATTTCGCAGTCTCCCAATCGCATCCCCTTTTAGGGAAAATAAATTTATTTTTTTTCCAAACTTCAGATTTGTAAATAAATTGTCCACCATCAACACCCCAAGTTGTCCTAGGATCCCAGTTAGGGGTATTAACAAAATTTAAAAAAACACGAGCTGTATTATTTTTAGGAGTATGCGGTAGATACCTCTCTACTCTAGACCCGTAACATATCCAAGCATCTTTTATATTTTTAATTAAAATATCAAATTTATCTTTATAAATTATTACATCATCATCTGTATGAGCTATGTATTTTCCTGTGGCGTAACTTAATCCAACTGCTCTTGGAATAGATACGGATCCTGAATTTTGATCCATTTTTATTACTTTGACTTTCAGCCCATCAGGAATTATATAAGGCTCCACAATACCATCTTCTACTATTATTATTTCTAAATCGGTAAAAGTAGACAGGGCTAATTCATTCAATCTTTGGCTAACCCAGTTCCCGCCCCGATTAGTAGGTAATATGCAAGAAATCATATTTCATCCACAAAAGCAAAGGTAGGATTATTATCATAAATAAACTTTTTTATTCTTGGCAAAGTTTCTTTTATGCCATTTTGACACACATTATGAGTGTGTCCGTGCGCTACTAATACATCAGCCACAGGGGCAGCATCTTTTAAATTCCAATTATAGTATACAACTTTATTTTTAAATAAATGATCTAAGTTTCTGTAATCTTCATGATTGTAGAAATGAGTGTAGTTTAGTTCGTTTAAAGCAAGTATTGATTCTTCGTTTATTCCCCAATGTGGGCCTCTAAAAACTTTAACAAAAGGAAGTTCAGCATGATCAAAAACAGAATGTACTAAGGATAAACTAGCGAGTGCTTGCTCCTTAGTCATATATTTAAACTCTTGATTATTATGATAAATGCCATGAACAGCTAGTCTAATGTTATCTGATAAAATATATTTTTTTACTTTTGAAACCCATTCCACATTGCTTGAAATGGGTAAGTTAGACAATAATGCCGTTGTAAATAAAGATATTTTAATATCAGGAAATTCATTTACCAACTCTTGTATTTCTAAAATACAATTTTCAGGATATCTCCAATGAAAATCATCAAATTCTAAAATTAGCTTCATATTAAATTTTTCTAATTAAACAGGATGTGTTTTGTGTGCCTTCGTAAATCTGAACTAATTCAAAATCTTTGAACAAAATTTTCATACCATCTTTACTTACTCTCCAATAATCACCAAAACTAGGAGGTTCTGCATGATATGGATACATCCACGGACAATCTATAATTGCATACCCATTAGGTTTTAAAATTCTATTGATTTCTTTGGGTAAATCCCATAAATTAGGTATGTGCTCTATTACTTGAACACAAACTATTACATCCCAAGAATTATCATCAAACTGAGTTTTTGTTATATCTCCAATTATGTCTGGATTCCATACAGGGTCAACATCAAATGTTGTTATGTTAAAGTTTGAAAATAAAGATGAATATTCACCACCTTTTGGATCTCCAGCTATTCCAACATAAAGTAAATCACCAGATTTCATACAGCTATGAATTACTTTTGAAAAAGTATGGACAGCACTAGTACATTCTTTTCTAGTATTAGATATCATATAATTGTTTACTCATGAAAATACTAAATCTACCATCTGGTAGTTCTCTTCTACTTAATTCTACAAAACCTAATTTGTCATATAAAGATTTTGCAATGATGTTGTAGACAAATACCTCTAAAAAAATTTCTTTAATGCTTGTCGTTTCTTTTAAATAATTAAAGAATTCTTTATAATATTTTAAAGCATACCCCTTACCTCGATAAGGAGTGTCTATGTCCATACCAACCCATATCGAATTTTCTTTTCTGTTAGATGTTCTAATATATCCAATAATACTGTTTTCTTCTTCTATCACAAACCACCAAGGATTAGTTTTGTCAAACCACTCATAAGATTGCTCAACAGTAAACTTCTCCTGAATTTCAAGAAAATTTCGAGTTTCAGGTTTGTTTCTTATTTTTATAATTATAGGAATGTCCGATTTTGATATTAATCTAAACACTTACCACCCCTTTTTTATACAATCTACAATATATTCCCTATCTTCTGCGGATACCCACCAACCTACAGGAACTGCACTAAGTTTATCTATTGTGGACTCAAGATTTGGTAATATTGATTTATACTTTATTACACAAGTATGTTTATCATTCCTTTCATGAACCTGAGAACATGAAATTCCCAATTCCTTCATTTTTCGCTGAAATCCAACTCTATTCTCCACTAATAAACTATAAATCCAGAAAGACGACTCCATTCTAGGATCTCTTTCCAATAAAGTAATTCCGGGAATTGATTTCAAATTAGTATCAAAATATGCAGCATTATTTTTGTGTTTATCTAGTATTGTGCTAACATTTTTAAGATTTTCTATGCCTACTGTAGCACAAATGTCATTCATATGAAATTTAAATCCCCACTCATCTATGTTAGCTTCACACCTAAAATCTTTTCTATCTGAATTTCTATCAATTCCGTACCATCTCAAAAGTTTAGCACGATTGTAAAGTTCTTTGTGTGGTGATAATAATAAACCGCCATCAACGGAAGTTATGTGTTTAATAGCTTGTAAAGAAAACATAGAAATATTACCATGAGTTCCTAATAACTTACCATTAAATTTAGATCCAAAAGCGTGAGCGCAGTCCTCTATTACAACTGGCTTAAAACCATGTATTTCTTTATATTTTTGTTGAATTACTTTAATTTTATCAATATCATTAGGGTATCCTCCCCAATGAACAAGCATTATAGCTTTAGTTTTGTTGGACATTTTTCTCGCTAAATCATCTAAATCCATATTCATGGTTTTTGGATCAATATCAACCCATTTAATTTTAAAATTATTAGCTAATATGGGCCAATTAGATGCAGTACAAGTTAGAGGTGTAGCTAAAACCTCATCACCATCCTCCATCCCCGGCCAAGAAAAATCCTCTTTCTTGAGCATATGTAATGCAAGATGTAAAACAGATGTTCCAGAATTTAAAGTTAAAACATAATCATGATCAAAAAATAATTTAAGTTTTTGTTCAAATTCTTCAACCTTAGGTCCTTGCCCAATAAAACCAGAATTTAAAACTTTAGAAACTTCAGTAGATGCATTTTCAGACATAAAAACTTTAAATAATGGAATTTCTCTCATTAGTATACTCCTTCTTGAACATAGTGTTTATTTTTGTAAGATAATATATTTTCTCCATCTCCAATTTGAGCGATATGATAACCCTGCGCCTTAGCTTGAGGCCAAACTAAACCCATTTCTTGTATTTCACAATCTTTTCTTGATTTTGGCGCAGGCCATTCCATGGTTTTACCAAATTCGGATGTTATTCCCCAAAAAGTTGAAGTCAAACAATAAGAATGTGTAGTTGATGGGCAAACTTGAGGACTAATTGCAACTACAGAATTATCAAAATTATATCCAGAATGAAGTAAAGCTAACCAATTATCACAATTAATAGATGCAGCCTCATTTAAAAAAAAGAAGTGTGTATATTGGTTCTGAAATAAAGTAAAAATGTGATGATATGCCCCCATATCCTCGCCAACATTTTCTCTTTCTACTATAGTTTTAATTCCTTCATACTTAAATGAATAAATTAAATCTGTGACTTCATTTATTTCTGCTGTTGTTCTAATAAATCTATTTTTCGTGGAGTTTATTTCTATTTTATTGTGTACAAAAATTAGATCTACTTCACATCCAAATTTAAATTTAGACAATTTTTCTAAAAAATTGGATAATCTATTTGAATTAAAACAAAGTATCACTAGTGCTAATTTAAAATCTTTCATAAAAATAATCTTTATATCTTTCATGCTGCCCTAGTGTTGACTCTAGGTGCTCTACAATTATAGAGTTTTCTAGGTAAAACATTGGAATATTTTGTGTTTTACAATATTCGGAAAAATTAACATCTTCTCTACCACTGTTTAACGGAGAATAATCAAAAGGCCAACAAAAAGATTTAGCTATTTTACTAGGCATGATTCTAGCAAATCCTCCTATGTGATGCACTTTTCTAAATGTATAATAAGTATCTGTATTTTTTCCGTAAATTAAAAAATGTTCTTTAGAATGAACGCCACCGGGATTGTTTATCAATCCGACTGGGTAGGGTGAAAATACACAATTTCCTCCTGTAAGGTTATATATTTCTTTTATATGCTCGAAATAATGTTCCCCATACGGTAAAGCGTCATCATCTAATTTGCATATGATTTCACCAGAACATTCTTTAATTAATCTGTTATTAGCTTCACCTGCACCACAATTAGTATCCCATCTATGTAATTTTATCCATGGTTTGTCTGGGATGCCTAAATCGTTATCAGAACCCTGAATCCCAATGTGCCATTCTAAAATTTTATCATGATGCGAATCTAAGAAATGAAACAATTTTTGTAAATAAAAATTTCTGTTTCCTAATGTTGTTGTATATACACTTATGCTCATATCAACTCCCAGTTTTTTATTGGAGATAACATTCCTAATTCACAGTGCGTTGAATAACCCGGAATGGGTGTGATTAGAGGTATGTTATTTTTCCATAAATCTAAACACCTTTCATGATCTCTACTGTAATTTAACCCCAATGATGACCATTTTATCATAATATCTTTAGCCTTTTGTAATGTTGATTTTTTTATACAAAATGTATCTGTTGTAGATGGAGTTGTTCTCCAATGAGAAAGTTTTCCTGATAATATTTGTGCAGTCAGGTTATTGTATTGAGGTAATTCATATTTGTCTGGATGGTCATATAATGATATGTATCCATTAGGATTCATAAGCATACCTTCAAACAAAACATCAATCCAACCCTCTTTGTGAATGTAATCGTCTTCTAAGAAATAAACAATATCATCATCACCTGCATTATTCAAAGCATATTCTATAGACATAATAAAAGATTTAGCACCTGAGTTAGCTGCTATATTTATCACTTTATTTGCACTAGGTATTTTTGTAACAAAATGCTGAGAACTATCACCATCAAAAAGAACAATGTGTGAAATGTCTACATTTTGACATTTTTTTATAGAATCAGTTAAATTTAAATAGCATTTTTCTCTAGAAAACCAACTCGGCCTAGGTTTATTTTTTGATATTTCTGAGTATGTACAATGTCTGTTTATTATCCACAATTTATTCATTTAAATATACCCATTTGTTTGTTTATCATAATAGTCCTTTTTCCATGAAACCCGAATTGGTTTTTATATGGTAGATCTTCTACAGAAAAGTCATAGGCAACTGATATGGGTGCAAATTTAATTCCTAAATTTTCTAAGTAATCACCATTCATTCTGCATAAGAATTCATCTTCTGGAATTTGTAAATCTGAGTATTTCAGATTACTACAGCACTCTAAAAATTTTTTACTTCTTAGTGAGAATCCCCCATTACCAACAGTTTTATTTTTATTCCAAGGTTGTGTAAGCCAAGGTGCTCCTATATAATCATACTCAAAAAAACTGTCAGACCATGCATTTTTATTAATAATGTAACCGTCATATTGAATGATTAAAACATGTCCATCATCAATTTCAGAATTTAAATCGTGGACAATAAATTTGTTATATTCAGATAAAGTTTTGGGATGATCAAAAAAAATAGAATTTTTAAATTTATACAAAGCATTCATTTCATTAAATATTTTTTTTGATGCTTCTTTTGTTTGACCACCATCAATACAAACCAAAGTAAAATCAAACATACTGTGCTCCCGCTCGTGTAAAAACTGCTGATGGATATACTCGATAAACCTCATTAATCAAATTTACCTTCATACTTTCAGCTAATGCGTGTGGCAATCCTTGATTACCTACAAACAATTCAGCCCCAGCAAGTACTTCTGCTAAATCTAAGATTGTTGGAGTTTTGTAATATTCTACTTTATGATTAAATGTGTATTCAAAAATTTCATGTTCTTTTTCTAGTCCAACGAAAACAGATTGATCCTTTAGTAATGATAAATTAGTTTCCCAAAAAGAATAGTTACCATGATATCGAACTGACCTTGATATAATTGTAGGTTTATGTATTTTTCTTGGATGTTTTATATTTAACCATGCGGGATCCCGTTCGGTGAATGGTAAATTAAATGCAGCTAAATGGGAATCCGAAAGATTATTGTACTTTATATTTTTTCGAAATAAGTCTAAATCATAATTCACTGATTGACCTTCCCAAAGTTCTACCCCTTTGATATAATCTTGCTGTTCTAGCACAGGAATTAATGATTTAATTGCTGTTTCGGTTAATTTGGTTTGTTTTTTGTCTGCCCATTTCACCAAAGGATTATTTAATCCACCAAGAGGATCTAAATATAAAATCCCACCACCCAAAGCTCTAACTGTAGGCAAAGAAAATATTATATCCCCCAAGTCACCTGAATGTTTGAATGTTTTCATAGTACAAGTTCCCTACGAGAATAGTAATGATTAAATTCTTGTAATAACTCGGATTCCGAGCTTTTTAATTGACCACCAATTCCGTTATTAACTAATGTTTTTCCTAGATTAGATAATCTATTTTTTTGTGATTTTATTCTCTCTAGTCTATAGTCTACACCTAGAAATTTATAATGCAGGAGTAAAAAATTATTGTCTTGATATGGGGTAATTGATTCCCCATTTGAATCAAACAATCCTGCATTATGAAATCCAAACGATGCCAGAAGAGACTGCTTTGGAGAAAAAATGACAGGTTTACTAAACCCAGCGTCAAAACACCCATGTTTTACCAACTCTGTCATGGGTATTCCTGTATATTCTGGAAATTGTAAATCAGACATCTGGTAACCATTCGGCTTAAAGAATTGATAACCTTCTTTTACTTTTTCAGTTAAAAATAATTTAGTTGGAGTACTTCTGTGATAAATTAATTCATCAGGATCTACCTGAATTACCAAATCATAATCAATGGCTAATGTTTTATACGCATTTGTTTTCAAAGCAGTAAACCATTGTTCATCAAAACCGCCCGTAACAAAATCCAATACAGTCAAGGGAACATTTTCTTGCTCTGCTGTTGTTTTTGCAACAGAAACCATATTATCATCTGATTCATTATTAATTAAAAATATGTGAGATGCAATGGTTGAGTAGTGTTTTATAAAGAACGGAATAATCTTTTCTTCATTCCGAGCAATAGTTATTACTGCTATCTTCATTTTTTATTCTTCCAATCATAAAATTTCTTGTACATCGTAAGCCTATGGTGTACTACTTTATTTAGATCAAAGTATTCTTGTGTTATCCCATGCAGGTTTTTACCCATTTCAAGTCTCATATCTTTGTCCTTAATTACCTTACTTAGGACAGATACCCACTCGCTCTTCGGAGCGTCATGAGGAATCAAGAATCCTGTCTTACCATTTTTGATTGTTTCATCGTAACAGCCGACATTAGATGCAATAAGAGGAACAGAGTATCTTCCCGCCTCCGCTACCTTGATTTCTGATTTGGAATCATTAAACTCATTCATCTGTAATGGTGCTATAGCCAACTCCATATAACTATACATTATCCCATACTGATCTGTAGGAAGGGCTGGGTTGATCGTATAATTTTTATTGCCGCGAAACCCTGACATAATTATACGCTCGTAGTTTTTCCACACATCATGTTGCCAGTCTGGGCCTGTGTTAGGATCTACTGGTGGACGGCCATAGAAGTCCCAACGAACATTTTCTTTACCTACTCGCTGATTTACAAAATGTGGAACCCCAGAGAATTCTTTAACATCTTCCTCATGATGAATTCCGCCAGCCCACCCAATGCGGACAAATCGATCTTTGGGAACAAAAGTTTTTTGAGCATTCCAACAAGGTAATTCATAATCTATAGCATTCTTAATTACGGCTAATATTCCTCTGCCCATAAACTCCTTGATTCTATCTTGGAACTTTCGTTGGGTAACAGTAACTATATCACTGTTATGGTAAATAAACTTAGTAATGTCAGAAAGCCCAGATTTGTAAACCTGTTCTAATCTATGCCCTTCATAAAGTTGAGTAAGCAAATCATCGGTATCGTAGTGGAATATTTTATTTTTTTCTTTGGTTTTTCCACAAATCCTTGCTGTGTACGGGCCTCCGTAGTTGCTAATATTGTTTGCCATCACAATGTCAGCCCAATCCATATCCGCCCAGTCCCAGTCTTCCTTCCATTTTGGGACATTCTTCTTAGCCGCTTCCTCATCTATACCTAAGATATTTTCAGTAAATCTAACCTCCACAACATTAGGGTATAATTGAGCTAATTTTGCGTAAGGTGCTATAGCCCTGTAATAAGCACACCCGCCACGATTTGGAAGAGCTACGGTAATTCTTAACTTTCTTCCTAGACCCGGAAACCCATCTTGGGCTTTCCAAAAATTTATGTCGTATTCTTGTGTATTTAATGATTCTGTTTGCATAAAAAAAGATGAGGAGTTATTAGCTCCTCATCCATTATAGTCTTTCTACTTTAATTCAACCGTGAATTTGTTGAAGTTCTTTCTTCGTGATAACATCAGGCGATTCCTTGGGTGCCAGCGTGACAGCCTTGGTTAGGTCTACCAGAGCCTCACGGAGGTCATCTAGGTTAGGCATCTTACCGTCTTGGTTAGGCCCTTCAATCCCCGGGACAACCCGTTTAACCGCAGTAACTGTGTGTTTGCGGAATCTGCTAGACAAGAAGGGCAGGATAACAACAAGAAGTTGCATCCAAGGTGCCGATCCGGGAACAGTAGACCCAAAAACATTGGCTATCATGCTTACGACATTAGGAGATAGGATCTCTTTGGTCGCATTTGCATCCAAGGTAACTACCAAAGCTCCGGGAGTCTCCTTAAGGTGATCCGATGTGGTGATGACAGGCTGGGTTCCTCGTGCAGCAAACTCAGCCTTCAAGGCATCCCCTACATCACCACCCAAAGTTTCAATCGGAATTACAACCGATTGCTTTGCTTGTAAAGACTCAGGCGTGACATTGCTAGTTTCAGTAATAACTAGCGGAGCTACAGGTTCAGTGCCTTCCATGGCACCCGTTCCCGGACAAGAAGCTAACCCAAGGGCTAGCATACAAGCAAATACAATATTTCTAATCATATCATCCTTTCAGTTTATTTAGATAGTTAGACTCAGGGCCATTATCCTCATCAGAGGTCATGACCTTGGGAGAGAGACTAGCAATGCCAATCTCGGACAAGAGGATTTCTGCGCTCTTACGCATCTCTTCAAAATCCTCAAGTTTGACTAGGCTATGGATATCATGGAGAGATTCCATGAATCCAGCAATTTCCTGTCCTGTGCCAGCAGGGCTAGACTTGGGACGAGGAGCCGATTGATCATACTTCGGGAAACCACCATCCATTTCCTTTACGATCTTAAAATCGTAACCGCTCTTCAAATCGGTGATATCACCGTAGTCAGGATCCATCATCGTGTTCAAGATCTTCTTGAATACGATTTGCCCAATGGACAGGATCCTGACCTCATTGGCAGGACGGACGGCTACATTGAGATAGTAGCGTTCACGGGGCTTGATTTGACGAGCAAGGGTTGCGTACTGATCCTTGCCGTCCTTGCCCGTCTTCTTGCTGTAATCCCACAACTTATAGTAGGCATCACACAAGGGGCACTTCTCATTGTGGATCTTGCGGCAATGGAAGTTCTTTACATTCTCACCTTCCCCAATCCGGTGAATCTTGGTTTCGGCATAGAACCACCGATCATCGCCTTCCTTGGAGGGAAGAATGCGAAGGGTGGTTGTGCCTTCTTCTAGCTGGACAAAGTTCTTGAGGAAGTCTTGTCCGCCGCCAGCAGCCTTTCCAGACTGGAGTTGTTCATGCTTCTTGCGAAGCGCATCGAGATCTACTTTTGCCATGTTGTTTCTCCGTTATTTAGCGTAAAGCTTAGTTTCTGCTCTTTGGTTACTAGACAGTTGAATTAGCATATCCTTCTTGTGGTCGAGAGCAGTCACTAGCGACTTCAAGAGGGAGTACCGAGTGGTGAGGTTGTTATAGTCTTGCTTAAGAGCAAAAATCTCAGGGTCTGCTGCGACGATGGCTTCCAAGTTTTTATCTGTTATCTTCTTGTCAGCACCGTCTACAGCAGCTAGTCTGACCTGAGCAGACTTTTGTTCTACTTGTACTTCAACGGAGTCCATCTTCTGTTTTACAAGTACCATGGCTCCCGCATAGTACGCATAAATAGAGGATTGACGCTCCATCTCATGATCAATTTGATGTTTGTCTATCAAAGTTAGATTGTCGCATAGGCTGATATAGAGTTCCATATCAAGCTTGTCTGCGATGTTTTTTATAATTTCAGACTTCATTCTGTATCTATTAGTATTTTAAACAGGGTTGGGTTTAGTCTAGCTAGTAATAGGAAGCCCCTACTTATATTTGTAGCAAGTTCCTCGTTTGTTGGATTAAATTGTTTTTCATCATCAGGATTGGTATATCCCGTGATTTCTAATAGGACATGGGTAATCTCATGAAGTAAGGTTTCCCTAAAGTATTCACTAGATAACCTATCATCGACATAGATTGTGTAGGTATTTAAATTCGTATACCCAGCGCATTCATCAGGAGCGCAAGGAATATCACTAGTGAACCTAAACTCAAATGTAGCCCAGCCAGCATCTAGGCCATCTATGCATTCCTCCAAGATCTTATCTTTTATATGTTTATGCTTCTGCTTCATGTTCTATCATTGTCCCTTCTGTCATCCTTAGAGTATTATAGTCTACATCCATGGGGACGATAAAGCCCTTACGAGCATTACGGGATTTAATTACATAAACCCTTATTCTACCGTCCTCATACTCTTCCTCATTTTGATTAAGACTAACCACAAAATCGCATGGACGAACCTTACCATAGCTGTCTGCCATTTCGGCATCTGTGATAATTTCGGCACGGCGACCAGCGCGGTTGGTTTGAGTAGCAGTCCAGACCAAAAGATTATTTTCTACAGCAAGTCCACGAAGTTCTTGCGCGATCCTCTCTTGTGCCTGATACTCTGGCATGCCCTCAGCAACAGGGCGTAGTAGCTCAAGAT